GTCATGACTAATGACAGAGATATCACCAAACCAAACCTTGCGATCTTTCTGCTTCGCAGATCGCCCTTTCGCTCTGAAAGCGAATTTGCGTTTAAGGGTAGCATACGACTCCAAATCATCTAACAAAACCGCAGGTCAGACGGCAAGTCATTTACTATTGACCAATGAACATGTATGACAAGGAAGATCTACAAACTGCCAAGATCCACATTTATCACAGCGCATAACAGGCTCTTGAGTGTCAGTAGATTCTGCTAGATTCTTCGTTCCGATAGCACAACATTTGAGGCACTGGAATACGCGAAAGCCATCAGCTGTGTCATAGCCATCCATCCAGATAAACTCTGAATTCGCTGAACAAAAGTTGCATCTAAATTTAACCATCTTTACTAGCCCAACCCGTTCCCTTAAAGATTGCCGGAACTGCTGTATAGACACGCCTTAACTTAGCACCACATACTTGACAATGAGGGATTTTATGATCCATTGGTAAATCCAATACAATCACTAATCCCTCACCATCGCACATGTAATCGTATTTAGGCATTGTAAGGAATTCGGTTTATTGCGTGGCAGGAATAGCATCGAAGCAGATCGCCCTCATGAAGTAATCTGTCATCGTTGCAGTTATCGCACACAACTGTTGATGGATCGACTTTAACTCCGTTATCTGTAAAAGTAGCAGTTAGACCAGAGCCATCAATAATTTGTAATTCACCCATTTATTCACCTCCTTCAAAATACCATTTTCCATTGGCTGTAATCTTTGCCCATTTAGGTTCGCATTGTTTTGCTTTGCATACATAACCATAATATGGCTTACCTCCTTTAGAGATACCTTGTTTTAAAATATGACCATGCTCGCAAGCTGGTGGCTCGTTAGGGGTTGCTGATGCAATTTGATCTACAACTTCGCTAACTGTCCATTGCTGGGGATCAGCTTCTTTATTCTCAACTGCAAAACTTGCTCTGAGAGCATCTTCTACAGCTGCAGATTTAGTTCCTGGTGGTGAGTATCTGCGCTCCGCTAATTTCTTTTCGTATTGATTTGGCTCAGCATTATTTACCTTAGCCATTTCTTCTCTTGAAGCGCGTTTACCTTTAGCCGCGAAACCAGCATTTGCGAGTGCACGACCGATCGCTGAAGTTTCACAATTTTCCAATGCAGAAGTGCTATTAACACCTTTCTCTGTAATCGTTTCAAAAGCAAGCCCAGTGGCGCATGGCTTGGCATCTGCCTCCGTTTTGAATAGTTTGCAAAATACAATGAATCGAGTGTTTGATGCCTCGATAAGTTCTGTTTCCACTCTGGAATCTGGGTATTGTCCATGCCATTTTTCCAATCTTGTTTCAACGGTTTCGTAATCCTGTAAGTTAAACATTAGTCCTCCCAGTTTTCATCTTGGACTGCATCAAGCACAGTTTTATAGACAGATCCATAGGCAATGAAGTCTTTGATGCTGTCGTAATGATCTGGGGTTTCACTAAGCCTAGAAACCTTGACCAGCGCCATACATAAAGCAGCTTGGTGTGGTGTGATTGGGAAATCAAGATAAGCAGACCATAAGCCTGCAATTCTTTTGTGGTTATAGTATGGATGTCCATAGACACTTCCGCGCTGTTGGATCGTAGTAATGACCTCATCAAACAGGGTTTCAGTTTTTGTCATAATCAAATACTTGATCTCGCTTGGAATCTGTAATTCTGCGGTGCATATCGAAACCATGTTTACGACCACGCCAATACATGGTCTGCCCGTAATTCTCTTTAATTACTGAATGAATCCAATAAATTGTGCCTATTCCAAGCATTATGTAAAACCACATAAATGCAGCTTCTCTTAGTGTCATGTTGCTCCCTTACATATCCACAACGGTTGTGAATACATAAAGTATGACTTAAAGCAATGACCTTTGGTTAATTACTTTCGGCGTGTTTTATAACGATTAGATAACGCCAATATCCTCAAATTCATCGATATGATCATCAATCGAACGATCCCGATAATCGGTTTCAAGCCCCATAAGAACGCTTATTGTAGCTGAATGAGCCATCGTGATTAACTGGCACTACTTCAACGCTCATGCCTTTCTTTCCAAAACTAAGCACCACAAATCCCATATTCCAGTCGGCTGAGGCGTATTTTAGATAACTCGCTTTATTTTTCATATCCATCAGATGACCTGCTTCAATGCCCCAAATCGTTGAATAACGCCCGTTTAAGCCAGTTTGATGCCTTACAGCACCCTGCCTATGGGTATGCCCACAAACAACGCTATTACCCCACTTTTTGGCAAGATTTAGGGCAGTTATACCTGCGTGCTTAGACATGACACCCTCATCACCATGAGCCAAATAAAACCCACGCTCAAACTCGTATGCTCTCTTATGAAAGCGAATGCCAAGATCTGAGTAAGCCATGAATTTTTCATAAACTAATTCTGGCAATCCAAGCAATGATGGCGCACCCTTCAAAAGGGTCGTAAATAATCTATCGGTGTGATTTGATCTAATGATGTCGGTCGTGCCTAGATCGTAAAGAATGTTTTGAGCGATTGTTCTTTCTTCGTCAAGTGTTTCTGCAAACTCAGTCTTTGTGCCTTTTACCCAACGCGATTGGGAAGTCATATCCAATTCATCGCCAACATTTAATACATAGTCAAACTTCTCATGCTTGCTCATTTTTATCAGGTTGTTTACAGCTGCTGGATGATGCAGAGGAATCTGTAAATCTGGTGTTACTAAATACCTGCGGTTGGCTTTAATCTTCATCCTCATCAGGAGTTGGGATAACTGGGATAATTCCGGTATCGCCCACAATCCAATTAGGCATTGATTCAGGACTATCCATTAGATAGAGCGCAACTGATTCGCTAAAACCAGCTTTTCTTGCAGCTCTAAACATTTCATGTTTTGCGATATACCATTGATCCAATTTAGTTAATGGATCAGGAGAACGGCGAACGATACGCCTATTGATCTTTTTGCGTTTCGATGATTTGCGTGTGTTCGCCATAAAATAAATTATCGCTTAACGATTAGAGAATACAGATCATCAACACGCTGTTCTAATCTGTTTAATTGATCCTTCATGCTTGAGCCACCATTAGGCTTAAGTTCTTGCAGGTATGACTTAATAACCCAGCGCAGACCCACTAATAAACTTGTTGCGATGGCGCAAAGTCCAACGCTTAATCCAACCCATTCGTTCGGTGTCATTTCGCATTAACGCCGTAATCAGCCTCTGTGCCTGAACTTGGATCAATTGCTTTAGCAAGAGGTGCAATTAAAGCACCAGCAAGAATTGCTAACTCTGGTCGGATATCAGCAACGATTGCCAATAAGACTGTGATACCACTAGCTGCAACAGCTCTTAGATATGACTTAATTGCTGCCTTGTGTTTGTTAGATAGTTTCATGACTTGCCTCCTAGTAGTGGGATATCAAAGAACGCTGAATTGTTGTCCTGATCTTTTTTGAAAGATACATGGATGTGATGATTATGTTTATTGAAGCCTTTGTATTTACGCCAACGCCAACCCATCAAAGGTGATGCAATTTTTTCTTGATGAATTAAATAACTGATACGCCCACTAGATTTCCCGTAGGATCTAATCTGATCTGCCAAATACGCTGAAAGCCCTTTGTCGTCAGAAAGCCTAGCGTCAATATCAATTGCTCTAACACAACCATTTGATGACCAGTCTGGGTTGTGGTCAGACTTTGTTGTGCTATGTCGAGTATCACCAATCCACCCATCAGATTGACGCATACGCTCTGGGAAGCAATCATCAGTTTGTTCTCTTAACTGAACAGCAGCTTTAGATAACCAAGCCTTCATTAGCCAAGTATCGTTTTAAGTTCATCAGCTGTTAAGCCAATGCGATCAAGGATTGCTTTTTTAGCAGCTTCTTGAGCAGCAGATTGATCAACACCAACATGAGCCTCAACTATTGGCTTGGCTTTTGCTTCATCTTTTTTAGCAATATCTAACCAAAGATCACCATTACCATCAATACTTACTGCATTTACTTCATTATCAATTTTAACTCCACTAGCGTTTAGTTCTTGGCGTAATTGTAAGCCATTTAATTGATTTGGTTTATTAAATTTAATCATTTTATGCTCCTAAATATGCCATTGATAAATAACTATAATATGGTGTTGTTGTAGCAAAATATAAAGTGCTGTCATTGCTTGAACTTGTATAAACTGTGCAATTTATGTAATCTCCAACGGCTAAATCCACAATAGCACTTGTTTGATAAACTTGTTGTATGCCAGAGGCAGAAGTGCCTTGACTTTGAGTTCTACCAACTAGATCACCATTTTTTTGAATATAAACATATTTATAAACTGATGCTCCACTATCATTTGCTTGCCATTGGGTATTGAAAACAACAAGATATTTTCCTGCTTTACCTGAAGGAACAGTTAATCTATCTGTATTTGTTGATGTGCTGTGAAATGCATCAGTATCATAAAATTCAGAATTAAAAGTAATAGTTGTTGTCGTAGCACTTGGAATGTTCGTATGACCTGAATTTGTTACCGCAACACCAACAAATGGTGCTCCTCCTGCTGGTGCAGCCCAAGTTGGAACGCCTCCTGCAACAGTTAGAACATTTCCAGTTGATCCAATTGCAAGTCTTGTGTTTGTGTTAGCAGTTGATGAACGATATTCAATATCGCCAAGAGTTGTTGATGGGTTTAAGTTTTTAGTTGTTGTATCAACAGATGATCCGAGCGTGCGAATAGCAGCTGCGCCATCTTTGACCAGCGCGGTGTCGTCTGGTGTTGTCCATCCATAGTTAGTAGTGGTTGCCATTTTGTCCTATTCTCAGGATACGATTGTAGCGTATTCCCATGTCAATGTTGCGCTTAAAGTGTTCCATGCCTCAGTAATTGGCACAGTATTCCATCTCATTGTAAATTGACTATACGCCACAGGCGACAAGTTAATGGTCAGGAATAATTCGTTAAACCTAGTGCTCCATGACCAGCCTTCAACATATCCTTCAAACTCGCCTGTTGAGATTTGGATAGGTAGGTTTTGAATGTTTAGAGGTTGCCCCATGAATACGCCAAGCAAATTATCCCGATCACTATTATCGATCTCTGGATTTGTTATTGGAAAGGTAATGCTTTGGAATGCTGGTTGTGGGAAGGCTCGTTGGGCAATATAACGATCCGCAATCGCTTGAGCATCCACAGCTGAATGGATAGTTGATTGAATGCTTTCGCCTTTGTAGCCATAAGTTGCAATTGAGGTTGCTGAGGTTGCAGTTTCCTGAGATCCAAAATTATTGCCATAATTTATAAATATCTCATTGCGAATATCACCTGACCGAGTAATTGTGCTAAGTCCTTGACCCAATGCCTGTCTAGCATCAAGATCAACATAACCATTGGCTAAGAGATAAATCTGACGATGGTCTGCATCAGCGTATCCAATGTTTCCTTCATTGTCCTCATAAAAATATCCAAATGCTGAATTGGCTATTAGTTGAGCAATGTTAAAAATGGTGTCTACTTCGGCTGCTCTGTTTTCCATTGTGTATAAGCCCGGCTGATCAATCTCACCAAGTCCTAGATTTTGAGCATTAGCCCATGTTTCGGTTGCTGAATAAGTCGCCCATGTTGAAGCTGCTGGAACATCATTCCAAGTCCCAAGCAATACGCTAGACAATAAAGTATAAATTTGATTGCCATCTTCATCTTGTGAAAGAGTTCCTGCATATAATTCTTTTGCTAATTTAACAAGTGATCCCATTGCAAGAACTGAGTATTGAACAACAGTTGCAATTGATCCAGTAGCACCAACGCTCACGGTGATATCTGTAATATCCCCACCAAAGATATTCACATAAGTTCCTGTTGAATTCTTAACTTGCAGACTTAAACTGTCGTTAATTGCAAAAGGTAAAGTTTGACCAGATAAAGCCACAAAATTGATCTGAATATAAGACGGATTTGGCTGTTGATAAATGTCTGTTCGACCAGCCTGATGCTGAATATCGCTAATGGCAATGTCGGTGTAATCAACACCTGCAACTGTGAGTTTCCAATCGGGTGACCAAGCAGTCATTATCTACCTACTGTTGTTCCGACTAACAATCCCTGTGATCTTGCTGCGCTTTGATTAAGCACACTTGCCACAGCTCTTGCAGCACCTTCGCCATCAATAGCATTAACAGTTATGTTTGTAACTCCACCGCCTGTTGTGTAACCGCCATTCGGTCTTGTTGGAACTGATGGCACTCTAGCTGATGGTGCAGGGTTAGGTATCGCACCGATATTAACTCCGGGAATTATATTAACCACTCGGATCAATTCATTAGCAAGAGATACAACTAAGCCAATTGCTTCTCTTAGGAATGTAATAAATCCTGAAACAATTCCTGCAACTGTTGCAATGGCTTTTCCAAAACTCTCAGCACCTCTTTGAGTTTCTGTCAATGCTGCACTTAAGCCTTCATCACCTGTCAATCCTGCAATAAATCCATTAAGTGCTGGAATACCTGTCTCGTTTAAGAATGTAATAAACTTTTCAACCTGTGGCAATAATGCAGTTCCTAAACTTTCTTTAGCCTCATCAAATCCAACTTTTAAGCGATCAATCTTGCCTTGAAAGGTTTCTGCGTTTGTAGCTGCTGCGCCACCATAAAGATCAGATAATTTAGTTTGGATCTCTGTGAAAGATAATGTTGAAAGTTCGGCTTTTGATAATCCAAGCCCTAATCTACCAAGTGATGCAGTATTGCCATCCTGAGCACGACCCAACGCATTAGCAACCTGCTCTAAATCTAATCCTCGACCTTTTGAAATATCTAAAGCGAGGCTTAATAATCTTTGTGCTTCCTCAGTATCTTTTGTTGATACTGCCAATCTCTGCATTGCTGGTCTAAGTTGATCATCAGCAACGCCTGTGGCTAAAGATGTTTGAAGGATGAAATCCTCAGTTGCCTTTATTTGACCCTCAGTTGCCCCTGTAGCACTCTTTAATGCTTGGGCTAACCTAAGTTGTGCCTGCTCATCCTCTATTGCAGCCTTGACCCCATCAACGGCTAATTTAGTGCCATAGGCAACTGCAGCAGCAGCAGCCACCGCGAATGCAGCAGCAGCCTTTTTTCCAAAATCTGAAATCTTGCTTGCGTTAGTTTCAACAGCATTGTCTGCTTCGCCTAATTTCTTTTTTAAGTCATCAACATCAGCAAGGATTGATAATTTTAAGGTGCGATTACCAGTAGCCATCAGACCCATTCCTTAATAATGCGATCAAAACTTTCTTCCCATTTTTTAATCAATTCAGGCTGAATTCTGCGAAGGGTTGGATAAATGAACCATCCGCGAGATCCACGACCTTGCCTTCCAGAATATGTAGGGAACTGTTTGAATTTATTTGAACCAAACTCAACGCCACCCCATAGCGATTGCGTAGTAGCACCACCTGAAAATTTTTGTCGTGCGAAACCGTAACTGAATGTTCCAAGTTTGGCTGCTTGTGTTTTTGTTGATTTTGAAACACTAACGCCGTCTGCAATTCTTTGCGAAACTTTGCCTGATTTTGTTCTTGTTCTAGCAGCCGTTTTAATTTCCTCAGCTGCAAAATTTGCCAAAGCAACAGACTGAATTGCCACCTGATTACTTGCTTCCTCGTCAATAAGTTTGAAGGCTTTTTTAATATCGCGCAAGTCTTTTTGGCTATATGCAATGGTTTCACTTGCCATACCTCGCCTCCAATACTTCGATCGCTGTCAATATGTCGTCTGCATCAACCCATTCACTCATTGGTATTTGTGTGGCAATTGCCAACTCAACCAATAATCTGTTTAGGCTTCCTGCTGGATGACTTTTGGGTCTGCATCACCGACTATTACATCGGATACTGTTTCCATCCAAGCCTCAAATGGTTTAACTGGTTTTCCAGCAACTTCGCGCTTATGTGCGTTGTATGCTAAAAACATCAGATCCCACATTCCAAGTTTTTCTTTTGCTTGGCTTATGGTATGACCAGTTGATTTTTCCCACTTAGCCCACTCAGGCGGTTGGGCAATATATGTTGCTTGCTCGCCTGAGTTATATTCAATTGTGATTGGTAACTTCATTGTTTGCTCCCGTTTTGTTTTTTAACTAAAGGTTTCGGTTACTGCGCCCTTAGATACTGTGAATGTGAATGATACTTCCTGTGCATCAATTCCTCCACCACCAGCAGTTGGAAACTCTGGCTTTACTGGGAACACAAATTGTGCTCCTGATGCAGCTGTGAGTGTCATGCTGATATCTGTATCTGGTGCAGTTTCAGCGGCAGTCCATAAAGCCTCACATACTGAGTTAGCCTTGCCCCAGTCAGCCAACATATCCAATTGGAATGTTCCTGAAATGTTTGTGGTCTTGTAAGCCTCGCCATCCATTGTCTGATAGACCTGACGCTCATTGACCTTTGTTAAAACTGCATTGGTCGCCTGTGCTTGAATATCTGTTCCACCTGTGAAAGATAAACCAACATCACGACCGGTAATTACGACTGTTGCCATGATTTCTCCTTATATTGTTTGCGTGTAGTAGGTAGATACTCGAACATCTGCGATAAGCAGCGTTGATGCACCAACTTGGGTAACTGTCGGTCTTTCAACCGAGCTGACAATATATCCAACTGGAATTACTGCCAGAACACTTATGACTAATTGCTCGATATTATCGAGTGATGCTGGATTACTGTTATATGCAACAGCAACTGAAATTGTAAAGTTAATCTTTGCTCTGATATTTGTTTTGCTAATTGTTTCAAATTCTAGGTATGGGCTATCTGGAACAACTACAACTGCTGGTGGAATAACTGTTTCAGGCACAAAAGAATAAACATTTCCTGCAACGCTAGATAAAGCGGTTGCTAATGGTGTGCGAATTTGTTCAAGAATTGTTTGGTCAGCCATTTATTGACACATGCTTTCGGTGTCGATGTAACTGCCCAATATTCCTACACATTTATTGAAAAGCGATCTCCCCATGCGGAACGGCGTGCTGGTAAAATCGACACCCTCTATTTGTCCTCCGCCGGCAAGTCTTGCTTGAAAGACTTCGACTGAAACTGTGTAAACGGCTGATTGAACAGCTGCATTTCCAACATAAGTTGATCCGCCAGAAAGGGCAGCAACTCCGGATGGGATGACATTAGCCTCGAGTATGTCGGCATTAGTGATCGATTGCGAAAAGGTATATTGTC